TGAAAACTTTATATTGCCATCATCGGTTACATAAGCAGAACATTTTACTGTTTTTCCATATGAACTATTGCATCCCCACATATCTATATTTGCCATTGATTTAGGTCTAAGTTCTTCTGGTATACTTCCAGAAGTAAGTAAGTATAAATTATCTGCAAAAAATAGAGTTCCATCTTTTAAAATTATTGACGCATTAAGCAGTACGATTCTACCAATCTTATAACATGAAAAAGTTGGTATATCATAAAATGTTTGAAATGAAAATGATGATAACGGATATTCGCAAACATCCGTTTTCTTATTTAATTCATCAACCACAAGCGCATCGACATAATATCCTTGTTCAGTATTTGAGCTTACCTCTTCCAATGTTTTTAATGTTTTTCCTATAATACTATCATATAAACTGTTAATTGCATTTACAATAGAATCTTTTACAATTGTTTTTAGATTGCTCAGCAACCCTATCTGTGTTTGTAGATTTCCTGCCGCGTCTGTAGATAATTGACCTTTCATTTCGTTAAACCATGTCTGGAATGTCTCATCATACTGCTGAAACAACTCTGTTGTATCTATCTGGTCTATCAATCCTGTAACAAACCCACAATATGTCTTGTCTGGTCGTTTATCTGTAATGTCCTCTGCGTTCAACTTTGGCGCATTTGGCTGTACCAGAACTGTTGATAGAACTAAATCATGCTGTGTGTTATTGTTTACAGGCATATCACTTATTATATCTTCTTTCAGAATGATACTAACCTTTCGTTCTGTCTTATCCAGAGTACAACAAATAACATCTTTGATTGCATAAGACTTTGTGTTTGCAGGGATTGTAACCTCCATATCCTCGGTCAGTTCATACCAGTACCCATCTATGTATGCCTTTCCCTTCCGAACAACCACAACAAATGGTTTGTCTGGTGAATTATTAAACACAACTTTCAATTGGTTTGCTGGGTTCACATACACGCCATTAGAAACAAAATTTGCAAAATACTCTGCGAACTGTTCTGCATCATACTCCCTGTCGTATATCCCTTCTTCTGTTTCCCTTGCATTAAAAAATCCGCTTTTCTCTGCCATTGTTATATCACTCCTTTTCTTCTCAATTTCTCATTCATCTGTATACTACGATAACCGAATGTAATGTCAAGGATTTCTCTTGAACCCTCCACAGACTTTGTTACCTCTGTTATCTGTGCATCCACTGTTATGCCTAACTCGTTGTCTATAATCGTAACAAAATCCCCATTGTGAAAGTCTCTCTGGTGCTTGTACTTTTCATTCTCATTTGTTACGGTTGAATCATAGGAAACAAATACTATATGTTCCTTTAGGTATTTGTTCCCCCTTTGTGTGAGCATCTCCTTATATTCTGTGTCTGTATATGTTTTGTTATCTGTTGTTTTCTGCAAATCTCTTGCATCAACAAACAACTCGTCTCTCAACCACCCGATTGCATCCCATTCGTTCTCTGTTCCCTTTACTCCATCTTGGTATACTTCAATCCATGTTCTGTTATTTCCTTCTCCTTCTCCTGCAACATACGCAACATTGCAATAATCTTTCATGTCCTTTTCATAGGTAGACCTTGTTAGGTTACTCAATGAATGAGAAAACACAATTGGTTTGTTTCCCATCTGATTGTTTATCGTTCTGTCCTCTCCTAACAGAATGTTGAAATACCACTTTTGTATGTTCGTGATTGGTGCATTTGCGGCAATCTCATATCTCTCTGTTATTACTGGTTTAATCTCAAACCCCATGCTGTCTGCTTGTAACAATGGCTGTATTGCATCGTATACACTTCCACCTGTCCATTGTCCGTTGTTTATCATTGTCATTTCACTAAGCCTGTCGCCTTGTATGTAGAACTCAAAATTGATGTACCGTTTATCCCCTATCGAACCAACGCACATATTGTTTTCTACCAATTGTTTCACCACTTCTGCTGTTCTTCCACTGTATATCTGCTGTTTGTACACGACACTTGTTTGCAATTTATATTTTATCATCCTTCCTGTTATCTCTAGTATCTGTTCAAACTCGCTGTCACTGTCCTTTACTACCTTGTCAATTCTTCCCATTGTTGTTCTGTCAAACGCAACAAAAAACACCTCTTTTTCATCCAACAGATATAGGTTTTCGTCACACAAGATAGCATTTATTTTAAACTCCCCGATACCATTAAACTTGTCTGTGTACTGCATAAATGTGTACTTTCTTAATATGTCGATTCGTTCAAAATACTTGTTAAATACTGTAATTACTCCCATGTTATCACATTCCTTTCAGATTGAGGAATAATTCGTCCATGTCAATTGTTAAGTTCACAAAAACATCACTGCCCTGTTCAACAGAATATCCATACAAATTGCTCCCCTGTTTGAACTGGAAAAATGTACTTCCCTCAATCACATCAGCAATTACGTTTACATCCTTTGGTTTTCCTGTTGACAGATAATTGACATGGTGATGTATAACATTCTCTTCCCCAATCTTTGTGTTTATCAACAGGTAATCTCCTTCTTGTAATGTTAATCTTATCATAAATTGTTCCTGTGTGTCAACATTAAATATGGTTGGATTTTGTACTGTTCCTCCAACCGCTTCTAGTTTGATGATTCCACCAATGTCACAATCTCCATCGTTAATAACATTGATAATCTTCTGGTTAGACACAATACCCATAATGTTCCCCGTTTCCTTCAAAATCCATGGAAAACGGAACTTAGGCTGAACCTGTGCCAATACGGTCTGTTTTCCTTTGTTTAATCTGAACATAGGAGAAAAACAATTAATGTCAATTGTGAACATGCACAACACTTCATTGTTTTCATTCTCCTTGTTACTGAACTTCACTGCACTAGATGGTCTGCCCTCTATGAAATAATCTCCCACAATCACACGAATGTCTTGTAACGGTGTGATTGTTTTGTTTAGTTCATACTTCTTTTGTTCTATGTCTTGCAACTGCGCTTCTAAAAACTCGTTCCAACTCTTCCCAAGAAACGCCCTCCCATCCACACTAGAAACAATATACCCTGTAATGGATGGCTGTCTTGTTCCAAGTTCCACACCAGACAAGGAAACCCCTATCTGGAATGGAACTCTATATGTGCTGAAACTTACGGATGGAACATCCCAATCTATCTCGTCCAAAACATACTGGGTAGAACCATCTCTTGCAAGACTTAACTGTTGTCCATTTACCTTGTTTATTATCTGCAATTCCTGTATCAATGTTTTGCTCCTTTCTAATAACCAAGTTCTAAGTCTCGTTTCGCTTTCTTCATCTGCCTTGCATACTCATAAGGTGTCGGTTTCGTGTTATAGAAATTGAATGTATCTCCACCTTTTCCTGTTCCACCTTCATTATACTCTCTGTTCTGTTGTTTTGTCAACACCCTTTCACCTTCATGTAATTCTGCAACATATCCATTGTACGGAACATAAGACAATCCTCCTGCATGAGATCCGCTGATTGCAGACGCAAGCGCACCTACTCCTGCCGCAACGCCTGATACAGACGCTCTGATTGTCGCAGTAATTTGAGTCGCAAAAGCATTTTCAAACGCAGATCTAGCCGCCCTAGCAACCCTAGCGGCACTCGTCTCTGTATTACTGTCAACATCAGGAGATTTTAACGTCTTCCCAAGCTCATCCTGCATGCTTTTGTTTCCTGCACTTCCAACATTTGCCGCCGCATCTGATACAACCTGTTCATTACTGTCTATCCCTCCTGCGACACTATTATCAACCTGTATCCCGAGATCTCTCAATTGTGCTAGCACATCAGGTCTTTTCGCCTGTTCTCCATACTGTAACTGTGATAACAAATTAATTGCACTCTCCTGCACACTAGGCTGTAATACTGTCAACTGATCTATTAACGACTGTGGGGCATCAATACCAAGGGTTGTAAACACTGTCTTTAACTGTTCCCCTGACAACTGTACATTGTTTTGCAACATTGATAACATTGTCAAAACCTGATTCTGTATATCTGAATCTTTCTGTGCAAAAGCATCAATCATTGCTTGAGGTGCTTCCATCCCTATATTCTGGAATGAGGTGGTAAGCTTTTGTTTTGATTGATCTAAAGATATCTGTAATTGTTCATCTGACTGCTGAACAAGCGATTGCATCTGATCCAGCATTTCTTGTGTGACATTAGTGTTTCCCTGCTCAAACGCTTTCACCATCTGGTCATACTTTTCTTTCAGGTTTTCGCTTTGTTTCTCTAATGATTCCGTTGTTGCTGTTTCTGCTGTCAGAAAACTCTCCTGAATCTTCAACAGAGCCATATCTATACTAGCCGCATCCCCTTCAATTAATGCCGCACTCAAACCTTCGTAATTCTGAACAACTTGATTCCAATGCTCATATGTTTCTGTTAGCTCTCCTAGCTCTTCCTTGTTATCTTTTAGCTTATCTTGTAACGCAGACACTTCCTCTGCCGCTTGATTATACTTTTGTCCAAGCTCATAACTTGCTTCTCCATGCTCCCTGATATAATCAGCATTTTCTTTTTGAATCTGTGCAAGTTCTGATTGTTTTTCTGCAAGCTGTGATTCAAGATCAATCCTTTCATAGATTGATTCATTATACAGCCTCTCCGCTTCTGCTTGTTTTGCCAATGCTTCGTTGTATTCTTCTGACATTGCTTCCTGAATTGCCAATGCTCGCTTTGCATCAATTGTTTTATATATTTCATTTGATAATGCTTGATAATTTGTAATTTGTCCATTTGATATTCCAATCTCTGTTCCGATTGCATCTGACAACTCCCCGGCGATTACACGGGCATACGTTTCCTTCCCGGCTACAATCTTCCCATTTTCATCTACAACCTGAGTTAGTTTTTCCATCAGCTTTGTGTTTGCTTCATACTCTGCATTTGCACTGTTTACAGCTTCATCAATCGCTTCCACTGACTGATTCTTTGCTTCTACTTGTTTATTGATTGCATCTGTCAACGCCTTCTGTTCTTCTGTTTCTTCCCTTAATTGTTCCCTGTATTCTTCTGTGCGTTTGTGTGCATCATATGTAGCTACGCCTAATGCTACAAGTGCCGTTCCTGCCGCCGCAATCCCAAGATTCATTGGTGTAAGTATGCCCTTTACAGATGTTAATGTTTTATACAGTCTCCCTGTCTGTACATCCGCATCTTGCATCCCATTTTTAGACAACTTCAAAGCTTGTATAAATAGACTTATCTCACTATTTACAGTAACAAACCCTTTTCCAAGCTTTGTTGCTCCGCTTAACAACTTTGAGCTTACCATTATGACGGGCCCTGCCGCCGCCGCTACAAGTCCAAAATTGACAATCTGTTCTTGTTCTTCATCCGATAAACTGTTGAATCTATCTGTTAAATCTTCAATCCACCCGGTAATCGTTCTCACCTTCGGAGTCAATTTAGATCCTATCGCAATCCCCGCAGACTCCAAAGATCCTGTCATCTGTTCCACTGCTCCGGCAAGATTATCCTGCATTATTTCGGCAGTTTCCTTTGCTGTTCCGCTTGCTGTTTTCATACTCAAGGACAGATTGTCATATTCCTGCTGAGACATCCCTAACAATGCATTTAATCCAGACATTCCCTCTTGCCCGGCAAGGATAGCAGAATAATAAGTCTGCTGTTCCGGGGTCAATGTCTGGAATGTTGTTCTCATTTCTTCAAGGATTGTATTCATTGACTTAAAATTACCTTCACTATCAGTAAGTACAATCCCTAACTGATCCATGGCAATTTTCACATCGTCTGTTGGTTTCACAAGTCGGGCAAACATTGTTCTGAGTGACGTTCCTGCCTGAGATCCTTTGATTCCTGCCTGTGACATTGCTGTAATCGCTGTAACAACATCCTCAATGTTGAATCCCATTGTTTTAGCAACAGGGCCAACATACTTCAATGATTCTCCTAAATCTGTTACACTAATTGTTCCGGCATTTGCTGACTTGGACAACAAATCTGCAACCTTTGTGCTCTCAGAAGCGGACAAACCGAATGTTGTAATTGCATCTGCAACAATTGTAGCAACCGTGGAGAGTTCTTCTCCTGAAGCCGCTGTCGCATCCAAAACCCCCTGCATGCCGGACATGATCTGCTGTGACGTCCATCCCGCTTTTGCCATCTCTGTCATAGCATTTGCAACATCCGTTGCACTAAACACTGTGCTCTGACCGAGATCTAATGCCTTTTGTCTTAGATCATCAAACTCTCTTCCCGTTGCACCTGATATTGCCTTTACATTTGACATGGACTTTTCAAAATCCATAGAAAACTTTAATGATACTGTCCCGGCTGTCGCTAACGGGACAGTGACAGACTTAGACAACACCCCGCCAACTGCGCTCATTGAATTTGTCAATCCTATAACCTTCTGGCTTACAGTAGCAGAAGAATCACCAAATACCTTTAGTTCTGACTTTGCTTTTGCGAATCCTTTTGTAAATGATGAAACATCAAGATCAAGATACGCAACAGCCTTACCCATGTTTACTGACACCGTCCCACCTCCTTTTTTTATTTTAACAACTTACTATAAAAATCGCTGAAACTATGATACTCTTGTTTCTTCTGAAACAGCTCGTTTTCCTCATACTGAGGAATTTCTCCTGCTTCTAGCTTTTGCCTGATATACGCACAGGCTTCATCAAAACAAAAAGCTGTATAATTATCCTGCACACCTACGATATCGCTAGGCTTGCAATTATACAGCTTTGACATTGTTATTACACTCTCAATCTTTCTTGCCCGGACGAAAGGAAAGCATATCTTTAATACCTACCTGCGTATAGTTGTAAATAGCAAAAAGCTGTGCTTCTGTCAACTCCATTCCTGAATCTGTGATTTCATCAAATGTCGGTTCAGCAAGAGAACTTTTTGCAATCACCTCCAACACTGCTCTTGTATCTTCAAATGATGCTTTCTTTTCCTCCGGCGTTTTGTCCTGCTTCTCTTTGCTTTCTTCTCCATCGAATAACTCCATCGCTACTGGCAACAGAGCATTTGGAATCAATCCATTCGCCATCAGAGATACGATAGATGGTCTTTTTAACATCGCAACAAATGGCTGGCCTTCCGCAAACGGAGGTAACATAACTGCATTCCCTTTTGCATATGTTTCAAGATCTTTAACTCTTGTAGGCTCTAAAATTGGCATTAGTTCTTTTGATTTCTCACTCATGTTCCTTTTCTCCTATCTCATTTATTACGACTTCACCACTGCCGAGGTTTTTCCTGACCCTTGTACTGCAACCTCATTTCTGAGCACACTCATACTTGCCGCCGCCGCAAATGTTGGAATAGATTTCACATAACTAATCGTGTACGGTGCTTCTCCTGTTTTCGGTGCTGAATTTATAACATACTCTGGAAGTCTAAAAACACCATCTTCTGTGTTAATCGTGATTGGCGTTCCTTGACAATTCGGGTATGTAATCTTCTCATACTTCACAATCTGTCCACTTGCATCATACTCTGCTGAATATGCGTCAAGTTCAAATACCTGTCCTTTCTCTGCACTTCCTGCAACTGGCGGTTTGTAAACAAGTGTGTCTCCTTCTCCTTCGATTGTTCCACCTTGAAAAATCTGAACGAGTTCTGGAATGAACACATTGTCTGTCAATGTAATCTGATGTCCTGTAATTGTTGTCTCTGACGGCTTCTGTGCTAACAATCTGCCGAGTTTTACCAACTTTACAGCATCCGTTGTTTCTGTCTGCGGTTCTACTCTAATTTTGTTCGCTGTGTCAACTGCGATTTCTAACCCATTATCTTCCGTTCCTGTTCTTACAACAACAAGCGAAACATCAATTGTAGGAATCCCAACCGCTTTCTTTTTTGTTCTAGGCATTTGTTTTACCTCCTTACCAATTTTCTATTTTTCTGCACCCTTGATATTGGAAACTTATCATGTGAGCCTTTACAGTATCATCATAGAAACTTGGTGTTTCATTTCCGATGTACATTACAAGGGGGAACACTTCTTTCATTTTTTGTTTTGTTTCCTCAACAAAGGTTTCCAATCTGCTGTATTCATCTTGTGGAACATAACATAACAATGTATAGATTGGTCTTTCACTTGACACTGTTGCTTCTTCAATTGTTCCATCTGACTTTACAACAATGTATTCTTTCAAACACTCCCCCTTATGCTGTGAAGGGAAGAATACATCTGTTTTTCCATCTTTCTTTAGCACATCATAAACTGTTTTTAAAATACTGCTCATGGTTTCATGTACCTCGTTAATTCTTCATACCCTTCTAGCACTTCCTTGGACAAAGCGTTTACTGTTGGCTGTAAGATTGCAAACCTCTTTTCGTGGCACAACTCTAAATATACACCATAATCAACGCCATGTCCAATGTGGATTCGTACTTTATTTGCTAACACTTCTACCCAACCTGTCAACCTCTGTCTCGCATGTCCTGTTCTGTCTGTCCAAGGTCTATGTGTTTTTGCATAGTTCTCAAACTTCTTTGCACCCTCCTGTGCAAACATACGAATTGCAACCTGTGACTTTGTTTCGGCATTTTCCAGATTTGCCAACAACTTTGAAGCATCAATCCTAATTCCTGCCATCTAAAACCAACTCCAATGAAATGTCTGTTACTATGTTATATTCCTGTATGTTGTTCTTCTCCACAACTTTGTATGTGTTTTCATTTATTATTAAAAAATCATTCGTCTGTATCTCTCCTATGTTCTCATACGCTACCATCAGCATTGGCTGTCCTTTGCTGTGTGTCTTTGTTCCATCCTGTATGTTCTGTGTAATATACCCCTTTGATACATGGAACAGCCCTTGAACCTTTACGACCTGTTTTGGTTCTTCTTTCGTAGGCTCTCCATACTTATCAACCTTTTTTCGGAAGAATGTATACTCTGTTCCATGCATCTGTATCTCTCTTAAAACCTTGTGGAGTTCCATTTTCATTCTTGCTTCATTCATTATGTCAGCACCCCACTATTCGTAGAAACATATCGGGAAGCCAACATCTTGAAATAACTAGAACTATCCTGCGTAGTCAATCCACTGACATTCAAGCCTGTTGTTTCAGCTTTTAAAATCAATCCTTCATAACTCGCTTTGTTCACATCTCCACCATTGTTGTCTAACAATGCTTGTAGTTCCGAATCTTCAAAATAAGGAATTTGTTTTTCCCTTAAATTGAATTTTAGCTGTTCTAATTTATCCATTCTGTTCACTCCCTTTCTGTTACATCTTTGCTTCTCTGATTGCTTTCTGGATAATCTGCCTTGCCTCTCGAACATTTCTTGCACCAGAAGTGTCAATGTTATGTTCTTTCGCATACTCTGCTAACTGTTCTTTGTTCATCTCTGAAATCGGAATTGTTTCAACCTCGTGTACTTCTTCCTCTTCTTCCTCAAACTCTCCTGTATCAATCATGTCTGTTTCTTGTTTCGCTTCTTCCTCTCCAACAATCCTGTACCCTTTGTTACGGAACAATGTTTCATAAGAATGTTTGCTCACCTTCACAACATGCTGTCCTCTTTTTGCTGTTACCATTGCCATGTTACTTTCCTCCCTTACGCAATTACATCCAGAATGTAAACTTGGTCTGCTGTTGGGAAGTCTGGCAGACAAATCATAGTTACTTTTGTTTCAACTGTTACTGGATCTGCTTTCTGAATGGTTGTTACTGCTACACCTGTGTCTGTGATTGTTACATTTGCAACACTTCCTGTCATAAGGTCAGATTCTTCTGGTGTTGTTCCGAACCATGTGTTGCCTAACTGTCCAGACGGGAACATAACAAACACATCGTCTGCAACATATCTCTGCGCTGTTCCTGCTTCATCTTTGTAACGCTTGTCATTTACAACAATCTGCAAACCAAGTTCATCCGCAATGTACTGTTTGATTTTTGCATCAGAGATAAATCCTGCACCATCTGTAAGTACCATGATAGATGCCTTAATCTCATTGTTAATGCGGAAATATCCGAACACCTTAGAAGAACACGTTGCTCTCTCTACTGTTACTCCTGTATCATCAACAATCTTCTGAATTCCTTTGCGAATATCCTCCATAATTGTCGCTGTCGGGTCACTCCATGACTTTGTTACAGTTACTTTGTGATTGTCTGGCATCTGGTAATCATACTCATAAACCTGTCCGTTGCCTTCCATAACGATTGTTCCAGTTGTAAGAGCCATCATACGCATACGCTCTCTCTGTGCCGCCGCACCCTCTAACAAATCCATTTCGTCATTAAAGATTCTGTTTACAACTGCATCAATGTATGCCTGATTGTTACTTTCAATAACTTTGTTAAGTTCCTGTCTTAACTCTTCATCAATGTACTTTGATTCCTTGAAAAATGGCATCTGCGCACTTAATTTTTCAAATCCGATTCTCGGACGAGGAATAGCCGCAACATCAAAAGCAGACGCTTTCAGAACAACAGGAAGTCCATTTGAGCCCTTTAACCATTTAAGGTCAAGTCCTAATTTCTTATCGTCTGGGAATAATTCTTCTCCCATGTAAGGCTCTCTTTCCTGCGTAAGTAGTTCCCAATATGCAACAATTTCTTCGCTGATAATCAAATCGTAAATACTCATTATTTTGTTTCCCCTTTCTTTGTTTTAGCAAGCCGCAAACTTAATCATAGGCAATGCCTTTTTCACATCTGCGGTTATCTTCGCCTTTGTTGTATTATCAATCATGTTTGTGTTCACGAAACCAAACAGAAGAATTGCTCCGTTGTTATCACCAACAGTAACATCAACATCATGTAACAAGATTCCTACTGCATTTGAATCCGTTGAAGTTGTAGCCGCTGTGAACGCTGTTCCTCTTGCATCAAGATTTCCAGTAAGCGGTGTTCCTGCCTTTGCAATCTTCTTTGTTCCCTCTGTTACTCCCACACTCTGGTCAACAACGATTCCCATTGAAACTTGGTGTTCCACAGCAAAAAGAATCTGGTTTCCAGAACCATAAGTTTCTTTCTTAATACCTGTATTGTTCAGCATTGTTTCTACCTCCTATTTGAAATAATGGCTTTTGTTTGTTTTACGTCCTGCCAACAGACGTTCAGCCATAGAACCTTTGTGTTCTTCCTTTGTTTCCGTACCACCCTTTTCTTCTTTCTTTGTTCCAGATTTCTCGGACGGTTTTGTTACTCTTGCTCTCGTAACTGTTTTGTTCTTATTCTTTCCTTTTTCCTCTGTTTCTTCTTCCTCATCAGACTTGAAATATACTTTTCCAGATGCACTGTCTTTAATCTCTGCAATAACCGCATTGATATCTTTTTCTTTCGTAACCTTTGACTTAGCAATAATAACCAAATCTTCTACAAGCTCTGGTTTCGCACCTAACTGAACCGCTGAAAACTTCGCTTCTGCAATGATTCTTGCTTCACGTTCCTCTGCTAACTCTTTTGTTGTCTGTGTCAGAGTGTCGTTCTTTCTTTCCAACTCTGTTTTGTTCTTGTCCTCATCTTCTTTATGTTTTGTTACGATTCCCCTAAGTGCTTCTGCATCCTCAACTCCAAGTTCTTTCAGAAATCCAGATAACGCTTCGTTTTTTACTTTTTCAACATCAACCTTTGGTTCTGTTTTGTTCTGTGTTTCTGCTCCCTGCTGTTGTGTACTCTGCTGATTCTGTGTATCTGTTCCCTGCTGTCCTTCTGTTCCCTTTACTTCTTCTGCCATGTTCAATTCTCCTTTTCTTCAAAATATTTACAATACTTTGTCTGCAAGATTTTCATTTCTCTTTCTAACCGTTTTTGTTTCTTCTCAATGTCTTTTAACTTTCTCCTGTATTGGTGTTCATCTCTAATTGTTCCCAACATTGCTGTGTGCCTGCGAATTTGTTTCTTTAAAACCAATGTGGACTGACTATCATAACAAACATCATACTGTTCTCCACAATGCGGACATTCCAGATACATTCTAATGATACACTGTCCATCAATCTGTTTTTCCTTCTCCTTCAATATGTTGTCAAATTCCTTATGACATCTATCACAAGTTACTTTCAATTATATCACCAACCTTTGGGAATGTCAACTGTTCAACTACAACTTTTTTATTTTCATCAAATAATTTTTTTCCGCTACACAGTTCATTCAAATCTTCCCTTTTTCTTCGTAACTCCTTCATCCATCTGTCTTTTTTACGAATATCTTTCAGACTAATTGTTTCTCCTTTCATTTTCTTTCTTGCAACTTTGATTGTCAGACTTTTCAGCTTTCGGAACATTTCTAATGTCTCTGTACTATCAATCTGTACCACATCACGTTCTCCGCAACGCTTACAATCACAATACATAATTTTGTAATATGTTCCTTCCTCGTCATATACATCCATACGAATCAGATTCCCAGAATCAATCTCATTTACTTCTCCACACTTTCTGCAAACTCTCTGAACTTTCACCTATTTTGTTCTCCCTTCTGTTCTTATTCATTTTGTTATGCAACAAAATCCAACGCATACTTGTCTATGTCTGGATATGTTCCAATCGGCGCTTGATACCACTGTCCTATTTTTCTTGCTATATCTGTCATGCTGTCTGGTATCACTGCTTCAAATGTACACATACCATTTGGATGGTCTAACGGTAACTGGTCTTTTGGGAACACTCCCACACCCAAACCAAATTGGTCTGTCTCTGACCTTTCTCTGCATATCTCGCATACTCTTCCATGGAAATTAGAGGTTAACCACCGATACCCAACGACAAATGGGTCATTTCTATTTACATTCTCAAAACTTTGTTGGTACGCATGACTTATCATTGTTCTAGCCAATCGTAACGCATTGTAATCAATCTTTCCAAAATATACACTGTCTTTTATTTTGTTTCCTGCCTTGTCATATCTCCACGATTGAATTGTTTTTGCCTGTTTCCTTGCACTAGGGTCAACATACTGTTCTAACTCTTTCGCTATCTCAACTGCTGATTTTCCTTGTGCTGTTCCAATAGATATAATCTTGCTTAAATCATCCTGTGTTCGTTTGTTATATCCCCAGATAGCACCACTTAATGTCCAACCATCTTGGTAAACATTTCCACTTGTGATGTTTCTAATAATCTGGTCTGGAACATAACTAAACGCATTGTGTATATCCTCATCACGAAACCCACACTGTTTTAAGAATGTTCTTGCATCCTCTACAACTTCATTGGAAACAATCCGCATATCTCGAATGATTCCATTCTGTATATCACTGTTTAACTGTGCAATTCTGTTCTTGATGTCACGCTGTAACAATATCAAGTTCTGTTTCTGTAAATTATTGTTTCCTAATTGTCCAACCTTCCTTGTCACATCTTGGTATAATTGTTCATATAACCTTTTGATTTCTTTCTGTTGTGACATGGTAGTTGTTTGTCTGACTTGTTCTGCATTTTTCAAACTAAACTTTTGTCTTGCCATACTTCACCGCCTTGTTTTTATATTTCAATTATACTACATCTGCAAAGAATGTCAATACCTATTCTTCATTTGTTTGTGTATCTTCTAACGTTTTCTGTGTTTCAATCACTTCCAGATTGTCGTCAACCTTTTCAGATGTTCCACGTCTGTTTAACTCTGCCTGTACTTGTGTGTTCATACTCATAGAATCAAACATATTGTTTTCAATCGCAATCTGCATAAGTTCATCATCAATCTGTGCATCTGTCTTAAATTCTGCCCTTCTCCATTTCTTAATGTATGACTTTCTGCTTCGTGCATTTGCCGCAATCTCTGCAAGGTCAGAATTTTTTTCTTCTTCTTCATCCTCTGCAAGTGCATAGTTTTCCATGACTTCAATGTTGTACTGTACTTCATCTAATCCTGTTAAAACATAATAAGAAACTACATCTGCTTTGTTTAATACAGCAAGGTCAATGATTGCTTCTGCAATAAACTCAATCGCTGGTTTCCATGTTTTTAACTTTTCATCACAACGAACCTGTAATGGATAATACAATGCTTTCAATGCCTTACCACTTGTAATTGTTCCTGCCATTGTTTCTTCTGATATGTTTGGCATATCAACTTCATTGTACATGGTTGTTTTCAATCGGTCAAGCGTAACTTTCACTGGCTCTGTGTGGTTCATACTAGGCGCTAATGTACCAACCATAGGTGAAACATTGTTCTGGTTCTGTTCTGATTTCAAATCCCAATATGCTCCTGCACCAGAACTAAGGTTCTTTGTTGTATGCGAGTTCATGTCCACAGTGTAACGGATTGGGTTCATTCCTTTTCGTTCACTGTCAATATCTCCATTCCCAAGCCGACTATAACCAGACTCATACTCGGTAAGGCTTTCAATCTCTGACACTCCTTGTTTATCCTCTAATGTTCCATCATTCACAATCACAACAGCAGGAATGTAATCTAACTTTATTTCCTGTTCTTGTATTACTGTTTCCTGTACTACCCCTAAACCATTATAAAGGATAGAACTCATATAAATTGTCCCATTCCTTTCCTCATACCGATTTACAAGGTATAACCTTTCTTGTGTTGACTTTGTTTGATTTACATTTTCAAAACTGATAAACTTCGTTAATCTGTCTGAACCATACTCTGTTTCATAATAGAACTGTAAACTATTGTAAAAATGTGTCTGTATGCCATCCTCTTCGGAAAAATCCACGAGACACGCAACACGCTTTCCGATAAAACAATCTTTTGCACTCTGTAACAATGTTCTAGGGAAATTATTCTTTTTGTCCTTTAACACTTTGTCAATCAATATTTGGTATTGTTCCACCTGTTTCATGGCTGTCTGTTCTGTATCTACAGATTGTATGAATACATCTGGTGTTTGTGAAAACATGAAACGTGCTTCTTTGTCAATCAATGTTTTCGCAATCTTAAAACGAATGTTTGACGGTTGATAATCTCCACTGCTACCCTCTGTGTAGAACTCTGCACCTTTTTTGTAATCCAAATAATTTTGTTTGATTTCAAGCAATTCTCTTGTATATAGATTATATCCTGTTTTAATTTCATTCTTCAAAACAAAATAGGGGAAACTTGCCAGTGCCTTTGTTACCTCTACTGTGTATTGTTTGTTCTTTGCCAAAGGTTCTCCCTCCTTCCTTTTTCTTTTATTATACCACAACACAAAATACATGTCAAATAAAAATAGGGTGGAAACATCCACCCCATAAAACAAATTACACAATATCAATAATCAACTTATCAGCCGCAATTCCGATAACACCTGCATAACCATCATAACCACCACCAACTTGATTATCAATCTGATAAGGATAATAAGATTCGTTGTTAATGTCGGACAAACAATATTTTGCATATTTATATTTGTACCCTGATGGCGTCAAATATTCCGCTTCCAACGCCTGAATCGGAGAACCATCACCAACAACCCCATTGACTAAATCATTGATATTGTATGATTGTCCGAAAATAATATATTCAAGCCATCCATTCTTCTGTGTACACACTCTTACTTTCAGTTTTCCAACAGACACTCTAAAGCCTAAATATTTTAACGGCTCACCGTCTCTCGCTCCAATCCAGTCAGTAGCGTTCAAGACTTCATCCCACCATCTATCAGTGTACCCTCTCGTCCAGATATTAACCTTTCCTAATTCTTTAAGTCCACCTGTGTTCGGAACAACAGAACCTTGTGGTCTTGGTTTTGAAACATCACTTGCACCGGAACTAGCCTGTTTATTAATTCCATCTGCAATGAGTCTCGCAATCCCTTTTACGCCTAAAGAATTATAAATGTCAACATCATGTTTATTATCACAAAACAATGTTTCGACAATCATAGCTGGCATAACAGAAGCCGTCAAATCATGAAATCCTGTGCTATATTTTGTTCCTCTGTTGTAAAATCCCTTTGATTTAAAGTTCTTACAAATCTGTTCTGCAATCTGATTCATGTTTCCATTAGACTGGTCATATAGCCAACATTCAACGCCATTTGCCACACTATTAAATGCATTCATATGTATCGAAACAAAGATATCACATCCATTTGCATTTGCTTTACTTGTTCCATCATACAATTCCTGCCCTTCGCTATGTGCATCGGAATTACAATTAACAATCGTATGTCCTTGTGCTGTCAGCATCGGTACAAGTTCATTATAGACTTTCCTTACTTCTGCCTGTTCATCCAAATAGCCAATTTTGCCTTTACAATTCGGTGAATGTCCACCTCTTAACCCGATTTTCATGTTTTAAACCTCCTGTTCTTCTTTCGTTTCATGTTCTGGTTCTACTTCTGGGATTCCCGCAACACTGATAGCAACACTAATCACAGCCGCAACACCAGACACAGAAAAAATGTGTGCCCAGCCTACCTCGTTAAACGCCTGACCAACTGTTACCATCGAAACAAATGTTTCTGCGAATGTTTTAACTGCACGAACCCATGTTGCTTTTGCCCATTTTTTTGTATCTACTGACACTTTAAACACTGCATTTTTTAAACACATATTCTCACCTCCTTTGTTTTATTTACTGTTTAATTGAGTGTTTAATGTTAATTATATCATCACTCAATTCATCAATCTTATCCCATTGCCTTTTTTGACCCTCTCTCACTTTATCTTTGTAATCATCAAATTCTTTGATATGCTGTTTTAACTCTTCGTCTCTTTCATCCATCTTTTCTGCTATTCTGTCTATCCTAGACACGAGGATAGACATTGCCTTAGTGTTATCATTCAATGGTTTAAACAACATCACAAACAATCCAATCAAAGAGGATAAACACAAAACCAACATTCCTAAAAATTCTATTTTACTCATTTATACCACCCCTATTTATTTACTTGTTTATATGTTGCTTGTATGCCTACTGGTAACTCTCCACCATCTACCATGATAACTGTTGTTGGATGGTATGTTGTTAATGCTCTGATTGCATCTTGTTCGGATTGTGAGATAGGGACTATCACCTCTTTTTCTAACACATATTGCAATGTAGTTTTGCTTTGTGACAACCAATTTCTTAGCGTTTCTACATCAGGAAACACATCTTTAGGCAAATTAATTCTTATAATCCTTGCGAACATATCTTGACCTAAGCTATCAGTTCCCCAAACTCCGGACTTATATGATGAAAAAGTTAAAGACGACCTTTGCCCCACATTATTACTAATGGCTTCTCTAAGTATATACCCAAAATTATTGATGTTTCCGTTACTTCCATAAAGCTTCCAATCTTCATTCCCATTTAACATAACGCTTCTGATTCTTCTAGCAATCCCATCTTTTGTAATTTTATCTTGATATTTTCCGATGCCCCTAAGAGGTTCATCCATTGTTATTGTAGCAGTCTGTTCTGGAAAATATGGTTCATACGGCTCGGCGGAAGCTCCCTCATTTAACATTACATAGCACTGTTTGTTTTCAATAGGTCTTGAATTTGTTCTGTCAAATAAGACAATTTTCACTCGACCATTTTTATCACTTGTCACCGTTACCGCTTTCCCTTTAAAAACTGCGGTAGTGTTGCATTGATAAGCTTCGTCATCAACATTTGTAAAATATAAACTTCTACTTGTGTCTTTATCTTGACTATTGCAAATACCTTCGTTATTTGTTGATAAAGTGTACTTTGTGTTTGGTTTCAAAGTCAATATAAGTTTTCTAACATCATTGTTTCCACTCACAGGTTGCAATGGTAATTTTAAAAAACTATCTATGTTAAACAAATTCTTCCCGGTAACTTTTACATCAACTTCATACTTTTGCGTTTCCTCATTCCATTTTCCAACATTCTTAATCTCTTGAGGATAATCGGGTGATGGGGATGGTTTACCGCCTGTGTATGGCTCGTAAGGCGTAGCAGAACTACCTTTATTTAACATAATAGTTTCGATATTTCCTATCAATCCAGAAAATCTAATATAGTATGCTTTTTCAGGAGTTGTGATTATGGCTCCATTTTCTGGATTGAAGTCACTAAAACTGCTCGTAAACATCACTTTCTTGTTTTCATCAAAATATTTTCCTCTTTTACTTCCTGTCGCATTAACAAAATATGTCGTAGATGGATCTACTTTGATGAAATCACTTGTAAAATATTCTTTTACACTTACAAGGCTTCCATCAAGTTCAATAACCATATCACGAACAATGGTTTTTGCATCAAACAACTGCTTCCCAGCTGTACTATCTTGATGTGAATTACCTAAGATGTTTAAATCTGTTACAACATCTTTAAACTTTCCTACCTTTGGATTATTCAACACAACTGTGTTTTCTCCATTTATTGTATCAAAAACAAATTGTTCTGTCAACCCCAAACTTCCATATATTTTGTTATGTTTGTACAACATTACCATGTCGTTTCTGCCATATATTTGTTGTTTGTCTTGCATTGCATCACCTCCTAAAAATCAACAGATGCAACCTCTACCATACCTGCAACAACACTTGTTACCTTAACAATGTTTGTACTCTCTGCTGTTCCTGTTGTTTTATCGTCTATGTTATTAAACACACGCTCCCAACTTCCTGCACCAATCACAGAACCATTTTCATTGTTTCCTAGTTTTACTGTAATCATATCATCTGTCATGTTTTTCACAAGAAACTGACTTCTCTTTAGCTTCATGTTAAAAATTGCTTCTTTTCCGGCTTCCAACTGTTTTTGCATAACATCTTTCATCTCATACCCTCCTTATTCCACTTGCTATCGTTCGTCCTGTCTGTTCTTCTTTTTTCTCTATTACTGGTGGTTCTTTTACACAGGCTAGGAACTCTGGCTCTCTTCCTTCCAGAATCGCTGTTGCCATCTCTAGCCCATTATACAACCCCACCATGTAATCATCTGTTGATTTCTCAAAACTCTGTTTCTGTAAATCTCTGATGCCTTTTACTTGTTTTGTTTTACTTCTCAATGTGTTCATTCTCTCTCTCTGTTCTCCTTTCTGCTCTACGTTTCACATGAAACATTATCCTGCTTTACTGTTTGTTTTAATCTCCTTCACATCTGCAACGGTATATGTGTCCAACGCATACCACAACGCAGAGAATGTATGTGGGTCAATGTTAAATTCATCATAGATTGCATTGCCCCTTGAATCCCTCTTATATGTAAGGTCTTTCAACTCTCGGATTGTGTTCTTACACCTAGGGGAACAAACTATCTTGTTAAATCGTTTCATCTTCTTTGTGTTCTGTAAACGACTTCCAATGTACTTTTTCGCTCCATACATGTTGTACCCTTGCTGTCTGTAAAACTGAATTGTTTTAGGTTCTGCTGAATCTGCACAAATAGGCTTTTCACATCTTCCTGCCCTCTCCGCTACTGCACGAACATCTTGTCTCTGTGAGAATCTATCATCTGTTATCTGATTCATGTACACTTCATCATAAATGTACAGCACTTTGTTTGCATCATCAACACAACAACTGATAAGCGCATTGTAACTCTCTTCAAAACCAAAATCAAGACCAAAGAAATGGAATTGCGAAGAAATGCTGTTCACCTTCCGTTTGAACTCTCTGCTGTCCTTCGCAACAACAAAGTTCGGAAGTACCCTTGTTCCATTCGCTCCAAACCTTCCCCACCTTGCAACAACCCACAATTGTTTGTCTGTTCTCTTCAATCCATCCAGACGGCGAATGTATGAAACAGGCAGGAACGGGTTATCATCTGGTAGGCTGTGATGATAATAAACACCATTCTTTTTGTTCACCAATGTTCTACGTCTGTAAAACTCTTCTGGACTTTGTATTGTTCTCTCTCTTCCTTTATCATCTGTATGCACAAAAAAGGTATTGTATACCCAATTTTCCTTGCCGACAGGGTTTGTTGTTAAGATAAAATGCAACGTCACTTTAGGCTCTCTGATACGCCCTAGCAATTCGGTATATGCTTCATAACGGATTTCGCTACATTCTTCCATCCAAACAATGCTGACACCGTGAATGGACTTGATTTTCTCCGTATTATCCATTCCTCGGAATATGATTCTTGAACCATTCGGAAAACGGATTTCCAAAGGACTAGAAATCGCAACCACTTTGTCCCCCTTTGGTCTGTGATTGTTTCTTACCGCTTCGTCTGATAACAACCCCATCTTTTCAAGGATTTCTTTAAACAATGCGAAACAAGATTCTTTGATTGTTTCACGCACTTGTCTTACCACCAATGCTGTTCGTTTTTCTTCCAGAAGTTTTAGTATAATCTTCAATGCTACATGGTAACTCTTTCCGCTACCATACCCACCCAATAACAGGTATTGTTCATAATCCCAATCGGTTAGAAAAGAAGCAAATCTGTTTGACACTTCAATGTTCACATCCATGTTTGTTTGCTCCTTTGTTTTAATATGCACAAAACAGATAAGTGGCAAATGTACACAATCTGATGTACGCCGAACCTTATCTATTTTGTCTATCATATTATACCATATTCAATTATTGTTCGTCAAGGCTTAACCTAAAATTTCTTTCAGAAAATCAAGAAAATTTTCAACCTCTTTCTTCACCTTTTCCTCTTCAATCTTTTGTACCCTTTCATTCATTCCAGAAATATCAGACATACGTTCTGTAAGACAAGCTAACGCAATCTGTCCACTATGTATCGTTTCTACTTCCTCACTGCTTAACTTTAACTGTTCCTTTCTTTCACTCATAACACTGAACAGTGTATTGATACTATTTGCAATGCAACCCTGTGCAATCTCAATTTCTTTCAAATGCTCCAAAATCTGCTCATTTGTTACTTCCTGTTTTGTTTCTTTGTTCTCACTCATGTTTTGTTCCTCCTTCTTATTCTCTATCAACTTTGTAACTTTATTATAACATTATAACATTTGTTTTGTCAACAATTTATTTTGTTTTATTTTTATACAAAAATGGCAAATATATTTCAGACTACATTACCATTCTCCATAATCTTGTTTTTCTTGATACGCTTGTTTTATTCTATCACAAGAAACATTAAAGTAGTGTTCATTTAATTCGATTCCTACAAACTTTCTGTTCGTGTTTATACAAGCTACACCTGTTGAACCAGAACCCATACAATTATCTAAAACTATTTCTTTTTCATTTGAATAAATTAATTTATGAGTAAATTGTCCACTTCCAAACAACAATATAGCGCCATTGTTTTTTATTATTCTTTCATATTCTTTCCATAAAAATTCAAAAGGAATAATATTATCCCATTTACAAGCTATTGTTCCATATGGTGGGTCACACAATATCATGTCAATACTTTTATCTGGTATTTGCTTCATTACTTCCAAACAATCGCCATTTATTAATTTGTAATGCCCCTTTTGTCTTACTGTACGATTCTTCTGTGTATCATTCATTGTTCTGCTCTCCTTCACTTTTTTTGTTTTCTTCTTTATGATTCTATTATATCACAACATAATACAAAGTCAATAGTTTTTTGAAATATTTTTATGATAAAATAAAATGGAAGGGATTTTCCCTTCCATTGTTACATACCGAATTGTTTTAGAAATAAATGTACGTTTTATCTTCATACGCTGTTATCGAATCTATTTTGTTTATATCATAACTTTTCAATTCCTTAACTGTCATATCATCTGCATTATGTTCATTTCCATCTACATCAACAACAATAACATCTTCATATTTATTACCAAACAGCTTTTTAATCAATTCCATTAAATCATTAATTACCATGTTTTGTACCCTCCTATTTTATTTTAAATACAAAACTGTATCGCCAACCATATTGCAAACCTCTACTGACTTTCCTGTTTCTTTGTTATACTGTTTCGCAATCTCGATTGCTTTCTTCCTTGTCATTGTTCCATTGTTGATTGTAATTCTTTTCATTATTTGTTCCTCCTGTTTTGTTTACTTTGTTTTTGTTTTCCTTAACTTTAATTATATTATAACACAATATAACAGAAAGTCAATATGTTTTTATATAACATTTTATATTTATTTATACAATAAAATAAGCACCCTATAATGAGTGCTTAAATTCCTTTTATTGGTATTTTAACATTTGGGTGACTAAAATCATACGCTGATTTTTTATTACCACCTCTTTGATTCCCTTGTTGTGTATTTGCTCCTGTTACAATATCACTACCCCATTTTTTCTTAAACAGAACAAACTGGTCTAATTCCCTTTTACTGTTCCTCCTTATCGCTGTTCCTCCGCTTAATTTACCGAAATCACCTTTAACAAATACAAAGTTCAGCATCAATACACCTCTGTATTTATTATTCTGTTGAATGTTCATATCATAATCTTCTTTCAACGGTAATGTTTCGTCAAATCTTAATTCGTTTTTTGTAAACACCATGAACTGACCAACACAGCCGCTATGTGTACTAAATGGTGAATAGTGTCTATACATCATTGGGTCACTTGTATGATTACATCCCCACATTCCGAAACCCCATTCTTCACATAAAACCGAACCATACAAAATAAAATCATTTACTTCTTTTGGTTTTATTTTATGTTTTACATACCCATAGTTGGTATTTTCATCAACAGAAAACCAACCTAAATATTCAACATCATCATCCATCATTACAACTATATCTGCCCCATTTTCAAATTCCTTACCTAACATATAATTTCTAACTCTTGGAAGATTTCCTTGTATTCCATCATCACATACAACAATATTTCCATATCCTTTGTTAGCTTCTTCATATACTTCTTTTTCTGACGCATCTATGTATATATTTGTTTCCTTTATATATCTGGCTGTTCTGCAAAATGGTCTCCTATACGATGGACAACAATATGCTATTTTTAAATCTTTACTAAAGTCTAACATAACATTAATTCTCCCTTATTTTCTTTATTGCTTCCATTCCGTCGACTACTCTTCCTATTCCTGTTCTCATGAATCCTTGTGATATTTTCCCATCTTTTTTTGTGCTATATGCCTTTACTGTTTTTAAATCTAAAATAGAAGATATATGATTCCAGTCTCTTGTATTATTAAACTTAAAAACAACATATTGTGTATTTTCATCTACATACTTAGTAAATGGTACTTCTGCTTTTACATCCTTTTCTACTTCTATTTCTTCCTCTAATTCATCTACCATTGTTCTTTTAAAGGAAAAATCAGCCATATTAATATCACCGTCAAACAACTCTTCTAACTCTTCATTTAAAAGTTCTACATCCCATTCGCTTTCATTCAGTTTGTTATCTACTAATCTATATGCTTTAATTTGTTCTTCTGTTAAATCTTCCAACATAACAGTTGGTACTTGCTTTAGCCCTGCTTTCTTTGCTCCAAGGATTCTTCCGTGTCCTGCTACAACACAATTATTTTTATCTATAATAACAGGCTGTGTAAACCCAAATTCTTTAATACTATTCGCAATCCTTTCAACCTGTTCTTTTGGATGCTTCTTTGCGTTCTTCTTATATGGTTTTAACTCTCTGATCTTTCTGTATGTTACCTTGATACCACTTGCTTTTGTTCCCATGTATTCTATGCCCCTTTCTATATTCTTTGTTCTGTCTTTGTTCTAAATGATATGTTATGTTATGTTCTATTGTTCTTTCTTATTGTTATGTACAGTATCAATTAGAATCTGAATACCGTTGTCTTTCTCATTAACTGTTACATTTACATTGTTTCCTGTATTGTTAATTACATTAATATTATTCATAATATTTTCTCCCTTTTAAATAACGTTAGCTCTTATACTATCTTCTCCAAATTTTCTTATCTACACTATAAAATTCTCTGTTATATCCCTACGCATTACTCCAAGTCAAATCCAAAGTGACAATATCCAGTAACCTCCGAAATATAATCAGCAATTTCTTCTTCATATTCATCTATGTCTGTATCTTCGTCAATAAGATATTCTGGTATTTCTATCTCTTTGGGCAAGTCTCGTAATAATTCTAAATCTCCATCTGTATCCCATTTAATATTAACTGCTTTCATTGTAACTCCTCCTAATATTTACTTTTCATGTTCTCCCACCTTTTCTGCAAACATGGAAAACTGTTCGTTCTGCACTAACTTGATTCCTGCATATTCTTCTGTCAGTGCTACCATTTCGGACATCTTCACCACACCACTTGTAAATGCTTCATATAGGCTCATACAATCATCTACAAACTTTGGTATACGCTTCTTTGCTGACTTCTGCCAATAATCAGACACCAACACATTTGTTGGAATTACCAACATCATTGTTAGTATTTGTTCTGCTAAAACATTTGTCTTATCAAGAATCACCTGTTTTACCTTTTGCTGTTCTTCCCTTCTGATTCTTTGTTCTAACTGTTCCAACTCCCTTGCTGTAAGTGTGTAGGTTTTGTTATCCTTTTTCTGTTCTCTCTGTTTCCTTCTTAATTCTGCTCTGCTCATATTCAACCTCTATTCTGTATATAAAATATACTGTTGCTGTTCTCCATTTTTCCCATTGTTCAGAATCTTAATTTGTCCATAGACTTCTGTTGTGACTTCTTCTCCTGTGTTTGGGTTTTGTGTAATGATTGTAACTGTACCCATATTGTTTGGTTCTGGTATCACAATTTCCAATGGTTCTGGTTTATGTTCTTCTACAACTACTGTTTCTTGTTCCTGTTTTCCTTTTGTTGTAATATGATTGATAATATAACAAGATAATAAGATTATACTTGCTATCATTACTATCTGTGATACTACAAACAAGGCTGTTTTTATTTTGTTCTTCATTTCTTTATACTCCTATTTTACTATGTTCTGCTATGTTTGTCAATATGTTCTTGCAAAATAATTCATTTTGTTCTGTGTGTTTCCATATCCACTCCAAAACAGATAACCTCTGTAAGCCGTTTATTTGCCCTTTTAATCCATTTTCTATATTAAGGTGATAACTTCTTAGGGTAGCCCCATATTCTCTCACTATTTCAATAGCTGACGCTTTTCTGCCGCTATCCTTCATAGATGTCATTGCCCCAATCTTCATCGTCCTCGCTGTCCTCCATCCAATCTGTATTGTTCTCTGCATCCCATATGTCTTGTTCGTCCTGTTCATTCGGCTGATATGTTTCCCCTTTTGCAACAAGATTGATTGTGATATTGCTTGTAACCTTTCCTGTGTTTTCAAACATTTCTAGTTTGTCCATCATGTCTGTAATCTCTCTGATTGCAGAAACATCTCCTGTCAATCCCTTCTGGAACAATGCAACCATCAACAAGGAACGGTTCGTAAGTTCTTCATCTGTGAACCCAAAGGAACGCAACACTTGTTTCTTTTTATCGCTGTTTGTTTTCATCTCCAACAACTGACGCATACAATTCTGTAACGCCATGTTTTGTTCCTTCTTCTTCTTCCTTGCTTCAACTCCCATCATTGCTATCCGTTTTCGTTCTTCTGGTGTTCTCTCATTCAGTGGTATTAGATTCTCACTTGCTTCTTTTACCTCTCTTCCTTTCCTTCTTCCCATGTTCTGTCTTATCCTCCTTTTGTTTTATTATTTGTTCTCTAAATACACAACAAGACAAGGTTGTCCTTGTCTGTTACTGTCTCTATATGATGAATCACGTTGCCGCTTGAATCAATCACAATATTTAGTTTATGAATCAATATGTTTACAAGTTACATGACGTTTCTCGGTTACGTCAAACGGATATACTTACACATTTTCTTGTACCACGACTAATATATGGCTACCACAGCGGCAACGTGATAATTTATTTTATTGGTAGGCATTTCCATTTAAGGCTACCACTTACTTGTGCCAATCCAAGCACAACTCCTTCTTTTGATTCTATTATAGCAGAGTTTGTTTGGATTGTCAACACTTAACTGTGATAATTTGCTCTAAATATGGTAGAACGGCTGATGGTGTCCTTCTTCCTGTTTCCCTTTATCCTCTCATTTTCTTCTTGGAACTTTCTGTATTCCTCACATTCTGCATGGCATTTTACTGTCCTTCTTCCACATCCCTTACATGGTGCATAACTCATATACTATAACCAACCTTTGCTTTTTAAATAGTCCTCTACATCACACAAATAAAGCATTGCTTCTTGTGTTTCTTCTTCCTTTATGCTAATGAACCCATTCTCGTCTCTGTCCGTAAACCTCTGTAATGGAATCGGAAACCCTCTCTCTGTTACATGATTCAGTTTGTACCCTACTTCCCGAATGTACTTTACACATACCACCAGAACACACGATACTAGCAACATCTTAGGAGTGCTTAAATCCATCCTAGCAATCACAATCGGTATCAATATCTGTAACACCACAGCAACCTTGTCTAATTCTTCAATTAGTCCGTATTTAAAGGTTGCTAACAATTCCCCGAATGTTTGTAACAACACAATCAATATGCTGTTCCCTCTTCTTCCTCTATTCTTTGCTCTGTTCTTCCTCATTATAATATCTTTCCTTTCAATTCTTCTTTGATTAAGTGCAACTTATCCTTTAACCTCTTTCTGTACGGTGGCACTTTGCACACCTCACACATATATTTGTTTTGCGTCATAAAGAAACTACCTGTTACTTCTTTACAGATATTACAATTCCTTTCGCATATTTCTTCTTCATCTGCTGTTACATATAACGTCAATCTTACTGTTCTGCTCCAATCATCTGTTTCAACCTTCTCTGTTCTGTATGTAATATGTTTTGAATTGTTCACAGCAATCACATTTGTAGACAACCATTTGCAACAATTCAAATATGCTTCTTTTGTTGTTTTCCCTTGAAAATCTTTCTCCAATATCTTCTCTGCTATCAACATTGCCTTACCCCTCCATGATTCTTTGTTTTGCTTCTACAGCACTTTTATCTGCAAGTTCATTTAAGGGGTCGCCCTTGTGTCCTTTGACCTTTACCATTGTTATGTTCATCTTCTTTTCATATACAAGCAAGTACATCTTTTCCCATATATGTTTGTTTTTTATAGGCTTTCCTTCTTTCGTTACCCAACCATTGTTATGCCAGTTCTGTAACCACCCTTTTGTAATAGCGTTCACAACATAAGCACTGTCGCAATATACTGTGACCTGTTTTGTTTTGCTCTTCAAGGCTTTTACTAACGCCATATACACTGCTGTCAGTTCCATCTCATTGTTTGTCGTCTGTTTCTTATTTCCTGTTACCACATTTGTTTTGATTCCATTGCTACATGGAATAACTTCTACATACGCCCAACCACCCTCTCCGGGGTTTCCACTGCAAGCACCATCTGTATAGAATGTTATTTGTTTCATTGTTCTGTTTTCTCCTTCTTCAAATCCGCATAAATCTTGATAATTGCCTTTGCAACAACTTCCCATAATGTTACGCCATTTACATCCCCTATCCACTCATAAGTATCTGTAACATGAATCACTCCCATGTGGTAAAACTTGAATTTCTTTCCTTCGCTGTATGTCCATATATGTTGCAATTTATATGGGTATCGTTCACACAACCCATGCAACACCTGTTCTAATAACTCAATCGGTGCTATCTCTGTTCTTGTGTAATGGTTCTTTTCCAGAATTTTAGCACATGGTTTTACTTTCCAAAGGAACTTGTTTATTAACTCTCTGTTTCCTTCCTTCTTGCAATCTAAATTTAAAATGTCCTCTGTTTTCAATGTTCAATCCTCCAATCCATAAAGAAAGGCAGAGAAGCATTGTTCCTACCTCCCTGCCTTTGTTATCATTTCATTATTTTGTTATGTTATGTCAGATTAGATTTCCCAATCATCGTCGTCGTCCTCTTCATCCTCTGTTTCGGCTTCTGCTTCGTCTGCCTTTTTCAGAAGTTTTACATAAGCATCTGCGGACTGTTTCGGCTTTGTTTTGATTCCTCTATCGGAGCACATCTTGAACAGTTCTTTTGCAGACTTTCCTGCATACGGGTCTGTTTCTTCCTCGTCCTCGTCTCCCCAATCGTCCTCGTCCTCATTTGCTGTTCCGTCATTTGCTTTCAGAACTGCGATAAGGGATGCTTTATCACGCTTCTTGCACTGTGAAGAAATACCTCTGTCACAACACAGTTTGTACAGTGCCTTTGATGTCATGTTCTCATAATCATCTTCGTCTGCTTCGTCCTCTTCCTCAACTGCCTGCTTTGACTTCGGCTTCTGTGTTGCCTTTGTTTCCTTCTTTGCTGACTTCTTCGGTGCTTCATCCTTCTCTTCTACACCTTCCGCTTCTGTTTCCACATCATCAATGTCTTTCAGACCTGTTTCCACAACCCTCGCCGTTACCTTCGGGATTGCTTTCAGAAGGTCAAGAACATACTCGCTGTTTGCCATTGATACGGTTCTTGTGAACAATGGGTATCTGCTTCCTACCTCTGCGACTTCCTCTACGTTGTTACCCATGATTACTTCTGCGGCTTCATACGCCATCCAATTTTTTGCCATTTTGTTTTTCTCCTTTTCTTTTTTAATTTGATTCTTTGTTTCTCTTGTTTGTTCTTTCCTTCTTCTCTTGCTGTTCTTTGTTTGTTTATCACCAGAAGGATTTTTATTTCCCTTCCTTTGATACTACTATCTTAACACATCTTGTTCTGTGTGTCAACACATTTTTGTAACTTTTTTCTTTTTATTTTTCCCCTTCGCAACATTCACAATCGCAAACGGTAATCAATCCTAACTTGATACAAGCATTGTCAACTGCTTCTTTTAACTGTAACAATCCTTTTTCATCCACAATGCCAAGTCCTCCTTTAAGGAACACTTTGATTTCTTTTCCATCTTCTTCTGTTACCAACTGTTCTGCAACAGAATAACCGAGTGATTTGTTCTCCTTGTCAAACGCTTCGGAAATTACAACATTACGCTGTTCTTTAAATTTCTGTTTTGACAGTTCCTTGTAAGTTAATCTTCCCATTCTTCCCCACCCCCTTCGCTAGTGTCTGGGAGTTCAATGATTGCTTGGAAACGTAACTGGATATAGTCCTCATCTACCAACATACAGATGTTGTCTAAATTTACGTTGTCAACTAAGGACTTGAATGGAATCGTTGCATTTCCATCTTTGTCAAAGTTCACTGCACCGATTGTAAAGATACCCAAACTCATTGGGTTTCCTGTTGCTGTTTTTGCATGAACTGTAATGTCATTGTTTAACCCCTGTAACAATTCAACACTTGTTAGGATTTCGTCATATCGGAGTTTGAACTTCACTTGTACTGTTCTGTTCTTTCCAATGCTCAACCCTTCAAAGGTTGCAATGCCTTTCTGTTTAAACTTCTTTTCCAACCTGTTTTCTCCTTTCTCTGTTTCTTTCTTTCATGTTTTCTTTGAACCTTTGTTCATTCTCTTTTCTCTCCCTTGCTTTCTGTTCCATGTATGATTGCCTAGCTAAATAAGACTTTCCTGCTTTCCTACTAGGCATATATATATTATATCTGTTTTCTTCTTCTTTGTCAACATCTAAATCAAAAACAACTTCTTTTTCTTCTATTTCTTTTAATTTTTGCTCTTGTTTATACTTCATGTACTCTTTGAACTCTTCTTCTGTGATTGCTACCCAAATTTCATCACGATTCAAGAATTGTAAAGCGAATACTGGTGTTTTATGAGCCACACAAGCATGATACTCTAATTCTTGTAGTGTTTTTTGTTTTAATGTGTAACTTTCTTTATCTGTAGATTTTAACTCACAGATAAATAATTCATTTTGTCCATCACACTTTTCAATCCATCCTGCACCACTGTTCTTCGTTGGATTAAGTCCTAGCCTTTTCATAACTTCTGCTTCGTTTTTACGATAAAACTTTGTAGAACGCTTATTCATGTTTTGTTACCACCTTACACTGTTCTGCACACTTTTCTGCGTGTTTGCAAGTTCTACACCCAAAAACATTTCTTTTATGATATTCTTTACCAAAACAATCTGGTTTTCTGTTTGTTTCTTCTTCGCACTGTTTCATGTCATCGCACATACAACATTCAATGTCGTTCCCATCAAAACATCCAAAGCACTTTGTTTCTGCTTCCATAAGATTTGTCTGTGTTCCATCTTCCTTTTCAATAAATGTCAACGCGCTTTCTAATGTTTGGTGCTTCTGTTCCCTTCTGTGAGTTTCCTGTAATACTTCCAGAATGTCATTGGAGGTTAATATATCTAACTTAACTACGCCATTGTATTTCTTTGATTGCTCTATTACCTGTTGTAATTGTTCTACTAACTGTCCTATGTCATATTGTTTTCTAATCACCATCTTGCTCTCGTAACTTCCTTTCTGTTTCTTGTTTTAGATATGTAAGGTAATCTATAGCACCATGATGTTCTGCATAGTACCTTTTTCTTGCTTCTGTAAGTTCTTCCTTTCCAAATAAATCTCGGAACTGTGTTTCCTTTTCACTAACTCTGAAAGAATAACTATCAATATATTCTTTCATGGACATCTGTTATCACTTCCTTTTCTTCTTCCAACTATCGTATACTCCATATATACACAAGACAACAAATTCCACCAGAATACAGGTAATAAAACCAACTACAAACTGCGGTATATACATTTTATTTATTCCTCCTTCTCTGTTCTAGGATTGCAACTTCTTTTGCTTCTTCTATCACAATTTTGTTCTGTTCTGCTAACTCCTGTAAAGATGTGACTGCATTTGCACAACGCTGTCCTAATATTTCAAACTCTCGTTTGACGTCATCTATTAGATTTTGTTCTAATTCATTATAACTGTTTTGCCACTCTCTGTCAATCTTCATTCTGTTTTTCTCCAATTATATGCTCCGCTATTGCTTTTATTAATGGTCTGTCTTCTTCCTTCAACCTGCTCCACAAATCAAAACCTGTTGTTCCATCAAAATCATAAAAACAATACCCATATTGTGTTGTTTGCTTTATCCATGACTTTGTATGTTTGCTCTGTATGTTGGTAAGTTGTTTTGCAACTTCATCATACTTCTTATCGCTCCATACACTATTGTTTGCTTCATAATACAGATAACTGTGTATGAGGATAACCCTCTGTAGAAAATCTACCTTTAGTTTGTCTGTCCAATAGACAGGAAATTTATACACCCTGCTTTCCCCCTTCCTTTAACTTGATTCTATAGTAACACAGGTCTAGGAATAAGTCAACACGTTTTGTAAAACTTTTTCAATTTGTTTTGTTCCAGATAACAGAACAGGTAGCCCTTTTAGGCTACCCTCTGTAATTCATTCAATGCTGTTTTATATTTTCCAAAGACTCCATAACAACGAAAACTATTGATTGCATCTTTCTCCATTCCCTTAAATACTGCGATTGCAAGGATGTTCTTTAATTCAAGTCCTGTTCTTTCTAACTTTGTTACCATTCCAATACAACGATAGGAGAATGTTGCTCTGATTCCATTTGAATCTGCTTCTGTTCTGATTGCTTCCACAAAATCAACGAGTTCTTTGTTTCCTTTTGCAATGTACATTTCAATGTTTCTGTCATATCCAAAATCAATGATTGCGAATCTATCCAGAGTTGCTTGGTCTAATACCAGACGTCCTGTGTACATTTCATCTGCACCACTTCCAACTGTGTTTCCTGCCGCAACAACTCTGAAATTCTTATGTGCTTTGATTTTTCCGTTTGGAAACTCGAAGTATCTATTTGCGATTGCCGCATTTAACAAAACAAGAACCTCTGGTATGCTTGCATCCATTTCATCGAGAAAGAAGATACCGCCATCCTTAAATGCTTTGTAAAACTCCGTTTCATGATACTTTCCTCCTGCATCAATGAATCCTGTTAACTTGTATTCCTGCTGAACACTGTTTGTAAAATAGAACTCTAAACCTAAATCCCAACTAATTTGTTCAAGTGTGTAGTTCTTTCCGCTTCCTGCTGGTCCAGCAAGGTAAACAGGAATGTCATTTTCAATACAAGCCTTAATCATATTATACTTACAATGTTTTACTTCTTCATTGCAGTCATCTTTTGGTTCTGGTTTCTTAATCTCTGGCATTCTTAATTCTACACTACCATCAATGATTACTTTATCTTTTCTTCCTGCTCTGCGAAGTTCATTTGTTGTTCTATCCTCTGCTCTGAAATTCTCCGGCTCTTTATACTGTCTTCCGATTCCTTGTTCATTAAATGTGTACCAATATAAAACTCCTTGAATTTCAAAACAATAAATACCCTGTTTTTTTAACTCTCTTATTTCCTTTGTATGTTTTCTGAATACTCTTTTAATATCAACAACACCAAAATCTGTTCTTGTTCTTGCTACAACATGTTCTTCGTCTTTCTTAATAACCTCTACAAATG